GCCCACTTCACGCCCCCGGCCTCGGCGCTATCCGCAGTCAGCACGGTACCATTAGCGCCGACCGCCAACCGCGTCGCGGTATCGTCAGCACTACCGACAATCACATCGCCCTTGGCGTCAATCGTGTTAGCGGGTATGCCGCCGGGCGCGTTCCAAGTGCCATCCGCGCGCAGGAAATTCGTCGTGCCCCCGCCGAGTTTCGGCAGCAACCCATGGCGCCCGGTCGTCGCGTCCAGGTCAGTGTTGTCGTCCGGTGTCGCAAAGTCGTCGAGCTTCGTGGATGTCGTCGCGGCGCCGACCTGCGCAGCAGTCACCGTGTGCGGATTGCTCGTGCTGGCGAGATGTGTGTCGATTTGGGCGTGCGTGTTGGTCCCAATGCTCGACAATGCGGTATGGTCGGTCACGCCGCCAGCCAAGTCCGCAATGGTCTGTGCCGTTACTTCTTTTAGCCCGTTTGCATCCGACACGTCGCGGATCACCAACTTGTCACCGGCTGCTGCCGTGACTGTATCCAGCGTGTCCCGGCCACCTACCTGCGTGATGGTCACTGAATGCGGGTTGTTCTCACTGGTCCGATGTACGGTGTTCGCTTCTAGGTTGGTGATCTGTGTGGCAGTGGCCAGGCCTTTTTGGGCGTTCGTCGCGCTCTGGATGTCATCCGTCCCGTCAGTATGCTCGCTGGCATGCGCGTTCGGATCACGCGTTCCGCTGCTGTCGTCCAGCGTTGCGTCGGACACCGCGGCATTGAGTTGGGCCAGCGTCAGCGTCCCGGTGAGTTCGGTCCACGCAGACGCGGCCAGTGCGCCAATCGCCTGTGCAACGCGCAACGGAGACCACCGGCGTATAGCGGTTTCTGTCCCGGCCTCTGCCTCGACCTGGGCTGCCGCGGCCACCTGATTATTGTATGCGGTCTCGATCTCGGCGTCGGTCTGGTCGGCCGTTGCGTTCGCTTCGATCTCGGCCAACTTCGTGCGCTCGGCGGCGGTCAATACCTTGGCGTCTGCTGCCTCGACCATATTTGCCATGTCGAACGCGTCACCGGCCACTGTCGTCGGGTCGTATGTCGCGGCCAGCATGTCGCCGGTCCCGGTCCCGGACACGGAGGCCCACTTCACGCCAGCCACTTCGTTGTTGTCAACTGTGAGCACCTGCCCGGCCGTGCCCACTGGCAACCGAGTTGTTGCCGATGCAGTGCGGACAATGAGGTCGCCCTTTGTCGTGAGCAACCCAGTCAGTGGGGTCGGGTCATCTGCGCCATAGTAGTACGCGGTTTTTAGCACCTCGATATCATCGGCGATAAGCGTCGCTTCCTGGTCGCTTGACACAAGAAACACCCGATACGTCGCGCGGTCCTCGGTCAAACTGTTCATGCGGTCGGTCACGAGTTCGGTTGTGTTTAGGTCAATTGCGCCGATCAACTTGGTATACGCGCCGTCGCCGTCAGCCGTGCGTACAAGTGACGTACTCCCAGCCGCTTCGGTCGTGGCCAGCGTAGTATTGCCGTCCATCAGTGCCAGCACCCACGTCTCATCAGCAAACTCGCTTCTGTCTCTGTATCGCAGCTCCAGTGCAATGACCTCGCGCGATGCCCACGTTCCGCGAAACCGAATTTCTTTGCTTGTCGGGTCGATATATCCGAGCATGTCTTATAGCCCTCGGCAGTTGCGGCATGGCCGCGCAGTTGAAGGTTGCGGCAGCGTTGCCACCCGATAGTATCTATTAGCTATCCGCGGGTCTGCCTTGAACCCCGGTGGTGCTGGTCCTGGTTGGTCAGCTACAATATCGCCGCTCGGCGTTGCGGTGAATTCGCGCGGGTCGGTTTTCACCCAACACGAAACCTGACACACGCCGCGGTGCGGGCGCCCGCCGTATAGACCCAAGTCGCACGCGTTCGTTGTTTTGTTTTTTTGCTTGCAGGTCACGAGCCATCCCCCACATACGCTATTGTGATCGCTGAAATTGAACTCAAAGAGCCACGACTATAAGAGAAAACGCCGGTCGGACTGTTTCTCTGGGCGCTAATCCAAATATCTTCATCGCCTTGGTTACATTGGATTATCAAACGCCAGTACGGGCCTTCCCCCTCCTCTCCCCCATCCCCCTCCTCTTCCTCGACAACCCAAGCGCCCACCGAATAGGTGCTGCCAGTCTCGCACAGTAGGCGCTCGAACTGCCAGTCGCCATTCCCCAGCCCAGGCCCGTTATACGGAATTACGCCGTCGTCCCATACAGCGGGGTATGGTGTTCCTGTAGGGCATGAGGCGTCACAGAAATCGCCCTCTTCATAGCCAACAATATACACATCTGCTGTTTCACTACCACAGCAACAATCCTCGAACGCGCTTTGCGTCACGTCTGCCAGCGTGCCGTCTGCGTTCTGGCCGACCGTGCCGTCTGGATTTTGATAAAGCAGTGCCATTATGACCCCGGGCAAGTAAACGTCGCGACCGTGTACCACTCATAACCGGCTCCGGCCCCGTGGCCGAGTACCTGCGAACTCCCACTGCCGTAACCAGTAATATTCTCGTCGTAATCCCATGGGCTCACGTTGGCCGTCCATGTTCCATCAAGTTCCTCCCAGCACAACGTCGCCGCAGTCTCGTTAAATTGTACGCCGTTCGCTGCGCCGTTGATCGTCACTGTCTGACCTGTGAGGCTATCGCCGCTGAGTGTGTCGATGCTCGCTGTGACTTGCCCCGTCGCCACCGTCAACCCGTCTAGCGTCACAACACCAAACCGGCGCCCGCTTTGACCCTTGCCAGTCACTGGCACCGCACTAATAACGCCGTTGTTCACCCGAATCGTTTTGTTATCGCCTCGCACAGGCGTTCTCGAGATCCGATCAACCCATCGGTACAGATCGAGGAACCATGCCCGCGGGATTTCGCGGCCTGGAGAAGGTATTGCTGGCGGTTGTGCTTCCATAATTAACTGTAGAGATCATCGTCCCAGTTTGACGCGAACGTGTACTCGACCACTCCGCGATAGCGGCGTCCATCTTCCTGGATTTGCACGGACGTGACCAGCCACTCGCCGGTGTAGGAAAAGGTCTCGGCCGGTGTTTGGAGTGAGCCGACCGTCTTCAGCACCGCCTCAACCGTTGAATATGTGGCATGCCAAAAGTGATATTGCACGGCAAATGCCGGCGCCAAATACGCTTCCACGCCCGGCTTCGTCTTGTCCGTTTGCTTCTTCCAATTATCACCCGGGCTTTCCTTCGCCCACAGCCATTGGTCGCCGTCCGCGTCACTCTGGTCGGTGGCCGTCCCCTGCCATGCAGGTGTACTGTCGTTTTTATCCTTGCGCTGGTACAGATCGTAATTCCACTTGGTTTTGTACGATGCGTGTGTTTCCAATGGCTTCTCAAACGTCGACGGCACCGGCAACCAAACGTCATCGTTGTCCGTCTTGTTCTGTATCGTACTGGTTGCCGCGCTTGTCGAGTAGACCAAATCCAACAGGATATAGTCGTCGTCTTCGGCGTCCTGGCTTTTGCTAAATGACTGGAAATACACCGTGCCGAGATGCGTGTCGTTGATTGAAGAATTGTACGCCGGCACATACGTCGAATACCATGCGGACACCGGCACCCGGTACTTGTACGTCACCGTTTCCTCGGTGGCCGTCCCGCCGTATTCGGTCGCGTTGCGTCGTTGATAATCAGACAGTGCCATTACACAAACCTCGCCACGGTGCCGCCGTTATTCGCTAGTGTCTGCAGGTACTCGACCATGCGCTCCTGCAGGACCGTTTGCCGCTGGATGTAAGTGCCCGTGTTATTCAGATCCCCGCGGCCCATGACCATGCCGCCGATCCGCATGAACTGGTCGGTGATCGTCGTTGCAGTGTTGCGGAAGATCCCCGGCGATGTACCGGCACCGGGCGCCCCTGCAGTTGCCGCGGTCTTCGCGCTTTGCTTGGCCTGGCGTTTCTGGTCTTCTGCAGCACGGGCAAACACGCGCTTGCGCAAGTTCTCGTCAAGTGCCGCCAGTTTGCGCTTCTGGTCTTCCATGACCTCGCCGAGCGTTGTAATTGACTTGTACCCTTCGCTGGCCCACACGTCAACGATGGACCCGGTGAAACTCTTGGCCGCGAGCTCTGGCAGCGCCGTAACCTCCGCGGCTTGCATGGTCCGCTTCAATGCGAGGCTCAGTTCACCTAGCGCCCGGTCAAACCCCTTGTGCATGGAGACCTGGCCACCCGATTGCACATAGTCAAAGAACCCGCCGGCCATTTGTTTCGCGCTTTTCCAGACGCCTTGCCACATCTCAGCAATCGCTGTCCCCAGGTTGCGAAAGATGTTTTTCCCGTTCGTGTTCACCCATTCCATGATCGTGACCGTGTTGCCCATGGACAACTTCACCCAGTCGACGATCTCGTTGACCGTATTGCGGACCAACCGCCCGATATTGCCGAGCGTACTGTCAAACGCAACCCACATGGCCGTCGCGCCGGTTATCGCGTAGATCCCGACCGTGCTGACCATGTGCGCGATCTCGTCGCTTTGGCTTTCGATGGAACGCGTCAGCGCTAGGATCCGGTCGTTCGCGCTCGACGCACCACTGCCGACGTCTAGGATCTTTAGTCCCAGGTTGCCGAACTCCAAAGTCACGTCTGCCAGGCGTGTCTTGAGCAGTTTTAACTGGTTCGCCGCACTGTCGCTGGTTCGGGCATAGTCACCGACCGCGTTCTTGCTTTGCATCACCGCGAGTTTCAACGCGGCCATGGCTTTTGCTTGTTGCAGAGATACGCCCTGTGCTTTCATGGCGGTGTCGACCAGTGCCGTATACTCGTCTGACTTCTGCCTGATCACAATGCCAAGTGCTTTTGCCTGTTCGGTCTCGCCGAGCAGCGCTTTTGTCAGTGCCTCGGACGCGCGTTTCGCACCGCCCTCGAGGTTCTGGAACGATGCCAAGTCAACCGCCAGCCGCTGCACTTGCCCGGAGAGATCCAGGGCGGCTTTCTCAGTAAACCCGAACCCGGTCAACAAATCGCCGGTCCCGCTGAGAAGTTTCTGCGCTTCTTCGCGCCCCAACCCGTAGGACATCTGGAGTTCCCGCGCCATTGTATCGGCACTGTGCGCCACACCCTTGAACACCGTGGCGAACTTGTTGCGAGTTTCCTCAGCGTCTATCGCCATCCGCATGGCCGCTGCGCCGGCGGTCAGGAACGCGCCGCCAGCAATCGCGCCATACTGCTCGATCTTCCGTGACATCTTTGCGACCACCCGGTCGGCTTTGCGCATGCGCCGGTTGAACTTCTTGGTGTCCGCGGTCAGGTATACTTTCAGATCAGGCATTGCCGAACCTCGCCTTACAGATCATCGCCGCGTCTTTCGCACTCAGCAATGGACCGTGCCCCGCTTTCCGGTCGGGCAGCATGAACTCGGCGATCCGCGCGCGCTTCTTGCCGCTTAGGTACGCCGCGAGTTGTGCCAAGTAAAAGTCCATCTTGTCGCGCCTCGTGTCCTTCCAGAGGAAGTATTCAGCCCACTCGGTCCAGTCGCTCGCGTTCAACAGTTCGTCCAGGTTGTCGGGATGCACCCCGAGCGCCTCCGCAATCCTGTACTCGAGGACGCGCTCGGGATGCCCCGTTAGTTTCCCTCGGCGTAACCGTTCGCGGCCACGACCGCATGGACCAGTTCGGTATACAGCGTGACGTCTAGATCCTGGACCTCGGCCACACTGCCGAACACCGGCGTGCCATCTTCGTTCGCCACACACGTCACAATTGCGTCGTCTGCTGCGTCGTCCGATGCGAGCCACGCTTTCAGTTGCCCGCGCTTCGCCGACCGAACCCAGACCGATGCGTCAACCGCTGTCAGTTTGTGCTCGGTCAGTTTCGGCTTGGCCGTCAGCAATGTCTGTTTCAGTTCACTCATTCCCGTCACCTCTTACGTCAGGAACCAGCAGAAAACGCCGGTGCGGTCTCAACCGTTCCGTTCAGGTTGGTCACGACGAACTCAACGTCATACGTCGGGCGCCCGTCAGTTTCCAGGCTCACGTCGCCCACTCTGGACACTTCCGCGTAGATCGTCAGTGTGCCCTCGCTGTCCGGGAACGTGATGACGTGCGCAACAGACCCGCTTGCCGCTTCCAGTGCAGCCTTGTCCACGGGGTCATAGGGGAACGTGTGCGAGAAGTTCTCGTACTCCAGCAGCGTTGCGACCCTCTTAGTCTTGACGCTCGTGTTGTTCTGCGTGGTCCGCTCGAGTTCTGCGCGCGCTGCGCTCGGGATGCCCACGCTGATCGGTGTCTGATTGAGGCTCACAGCACCGTGCGCGATGCTAAAACCATGTCCCTCGGCTCTAATTGCCATTGCTCATTCTCCTATGCCTGGTCGTACTTGACTGCGATCTCTATTTCATGGCGGGCAATCCCCACCTCAGTGCCGTCTGCTTCCAGTTCTGACAGGTCCCGGGCGTCCAGTACACGGCATACATGCACCGTGACGCTGGACCATGTGACCAGGCCTTGACCGTTCAACGCTGCGATGATCGCGTTACGCACGGTCTCGAGGTCATCGTCGTTGTCATCGTACAGATCGAGCTGGAACACTTCGCGGTTGTAATTCAGCCGGCCGGCCTGCGTGACGTCATAGTTGCTCGGGCCGATCCGGTTTAGCACGCCATAGGGATAACTGACGCGCTGCGGTGCGTGCCCGTAGTACACCACCAACCCGGCCGTGCTGGCCTCGGTCACTGCCTCGATCTTGGTTTTCAGTGCGGCTTTTATGCTCATTTGAACTTCAACTTGTCGCGCAGTTTGAGTATCCGCTCTTTCGCTTTCTTGGTCACTGCAGCAACAGCAGCGGCCGCTTGTGTCTCTCGGGCATTTCGCATGTAAGCAACCGCCGGGATGTTTTGGTGGTAACTGCCAAACTCTTGGATCCGCGCGACAAAAGAAAAGTCATACTGTTTGCCGCGCCACTCGACCTTGCGTTCACCGTGCTCTGCCACATACACCATGCCAATCAATCGCTTATTCCTGCGCCTGCCGCCTGTATACACTTTCGACTTGATCAACCGCGCAATGGACCGGCTCGGCGCCAGGTCGCGTGCTTTTTGCCTGATCGGTTTCAACCCCGCGGTCAACGCCGGGCGCATCACTTGTCGTTGGCTGGCCTTGCGCAGTACCTTGAGACGTTCCTGTAGATCCTTGTCGCCGACCAGGAAGATGGCTGCCTCGTTCCGGTTGTACGACGTGCGCTTGCCTTTCTTGAACGCGTTGCGGTAAGACTTCCTATGCGCTCGTGTCGATGTTCCGCGGGCACCTAGCGCCATGTCACACCTCCTCGAAACAGTCCAACCACATCCACCGCTTCACCCGGTCATAGATCACTCCGTTTATGTTCAACGTGTGCCCGTCGTGTTGCACGCGCATTGTCTCGTTCACTCGCTTGTCGTAACGCAGTTCCACGCGCCACTTCGTCCTGGCCTCTGGTCTCGCCGCCTTGACGCGCTCGGCCATGCTTTCCGTGGTCACGTTCGCCCACACCCGGGAGTGCGTGCCCCATGTCACGGTCGGCTGGCCTCCGGTCGTCGTAGAACGCGTCGGCGCCTCGATCGTCACCTTGTTGCGTAGTCGCCCTGCGTGCATTAGAGCACCGCGTAAATCTTGTAGGCTGCCAACAGGTTCCGCACGGCCGGGTTCTCGTTGATCCGTGCCTCGATATTCATGTCGCGATGCTCGAACACGTCCAATGCAGCGGCCATGATCGCAATGCGGATGGCTTGCGGTACGTCAGTTGCCGCGGTGCCGTACCCGGCTGTATATGTGATCTCAATCGCGTTCGTCCGGTCTTTGATCGTCGGCCATGTCGCGCCAGACGCCAACCGCACACGCCCAGGCTCGCCGACCGTATCCACGTTGTATTCCGCGCTGTCCAATGTTTGCAGCGTGTTGTCATCATCGTAATACTTGACGCTCAAGACCGTCCCCACTGGTGCAACCGGCAGATACATGTATGGCTGTTCGCCGTTCACGTTCTCGGGCCAATCGTCAAAATACGCGACCACCGTGCGATTGATCAGCGCCCGGTTCAGCATCGCCTCGACCTGTTGCCGTGCGGCCACGATAAACGCTTCCAGAACCTCGCCCGCTGCGTCGTCGTCAATGCGGCCGAACTCCTGCAACTCGTCCACGCGTACCGGCTCTGTCGTCGGCGTGCTTTCCGTGTATCCGCTATGCGTCCAGTACATCGCCACCCTTCCGGGTATTGCCGCCGGCCGGCGCCTCGTGAGCAACCGACCGGCGGCTGTTTATCCGATCACCTCAATCAGGAACCAGCGGCCTGGATGAGGTGCTTGACCGGGTTCGTGCCGGCGTCCAGCAGGTCGGCGTCGAAGCGCATGAGCGCAACAAAACCTTCCTGATCGTAGTCGGCGTACCGCTCAACCAACCGCTTCATGCGGATGCCGTTGACCTCGCGGATCTTGTACTTGCTGAGATCGCCAAACAGCACGGTCTTGGCCGACGCTTCGATGGTCGATGCCATGTCGTTGTTCACGATGTACGGCTTGCCGAGCAGCATGTCGGGAGTACCGGCGCTGACGTTGCCCGCCTGCCACAGGTAGTTGCTCTGACCGTCTTTCAGCTGACGGATGTACTTGAGAACCGCGTCGTTCATCATCCACCGCGCGCCGGGCATGTTCCGGTATGCGATATCGACGCTGTGCTCGAGGTCCATGAGCTCGTCGACCGTGATGGCCGTTGCGCTCGCGGCGGTCTTGCCGGCGGTCGATGCCGTGACAATCCCGTTCGGCTGGCTGGAACCCGTGCCCGTGGTACAGGCGGTGTTTTGCGCACGGCCCAGACGCTCGCCGAGTGCCCGGCCGAGATACGATGCCATGTCAAACGCGCTGTCTTCCAGGAGCTCGTACGGCACCAGGACGATCTTGGACGTGTACTTGTACGCGCCAAACGTCACAACGCCGAACGCCGGGTCGGTGTCCGTCGCGTCCTGCGTGTTGATCCCGAGCAGAGCACCACTGTTGCCAGTGTCGTTCGCGGTCGGCCACGGGAGATCGTTGCCGCTCGAGGTACGGAGAATGTCCGCGGCCTCGCGCATGCCGCCGAAATGCAGCAGAGCACTCTCGAGGTTCTGAACGAAACCCTCGGGAACGGTGTAACCGCCGCCGGTGGTCGTCACGGTCAGGGCGCGCGCCTCTTCGGCCGTTCGCGGCACGTTCGCGGTCAACGGAATGTCGAGCTCGCGCATGTGCGGGTTCATGCCGGTGGCTTCCATCGCTTCGCGCTGCTTGTCGGTGATCTCACCGCGCAGTTGGAAGTTCGCCCAACCCTGGAACGCGGCTGCACGCTGGTCAGCATCGCTCACCGTGCCGCTGGTCGTGTCTTCGCGGCCGGGGGCCTTGGCCATAACGCCGTCGACCTTTTCCATGCGCTCGAGCACTTCCAGTTCGGCGGTGGCACTGTCGAAATCAGTGTTTGCCGCTTCCCAGGCGCTGCGCTCGTCGGTCGTCATTTCCGTGCGGTCGTCCGCGGTCATCGCCTCGCGGATCTCGTGGATCTTGCTGTGCGCTGCCTTGCGCTTTTCGAGCAGTTGCTTCTTGTTCATTCTGTCCTCATCTTTCTGTCTTCGTTCATTTCGTCTTGTGGTCAAAACACAAAAAGACGGCGCCCGGCGCGTAGTGCGTCGAGTTCCGTCTTTGCGGTTCTGCCTAATTGTCGACTGCTGCCTCGGATCTTTGCCGGTTTCGCAGTTATGTCACCCCGAGCACCCTGCCCGGATCAACCCATAGTCATTCGCATGTCGTCCAGTGTCGTGTCGATCAGGTCGAGTTCATTCGCCGGCGGGGGCGTCTTGGGCTCGTCGGTCTTCTTGCTCGCCTCGAACGCCTCGCGCTCGGCCAGTGCATCGGCGGCGTCATCGTCACTGCGCACGCTCGTGCTGGCACCCTCGTATGCCGGGAACGTCACCGGGCCTACGTCATATAGCCGCTTTACCTTGGTGATTGTCCGCACCAACTGGCCACCTTCCTCGCGGACCTCGGCGCCGTCGCGGTCAACCGTGAACGAAAACGAAGATCCGGTCACATCACCCCGGGCAATGCTCACCACGAGATCACGCCCCAGTTGCGTATCGGGCATGTCGACCTCGTACCGCAAACCCTGAGTGTCTTCACTGAGCGTCAATGTCTCGGAAACAGTGCGCCCCAGCACGTTGTTCTGGTCGTGGTTGAACAGCGCCCGGACGTCGCACGTCAGCGCATCGGAAAACGCGCCCGGCGCAATCCGCTCGACGTAATCATCGGCAATGCGGAACTCGGTGCCGGCGTCCTCTGCCCGGTGAAACACGGCCGCGTAACCGCTCACGCGCGCCGGTCCATCCTCGCGGGTCTCGACCTGCGCGTTCGCCAGGTCACAGAAAAGTGTGCGGCGTTCGGTATTCATTGTGTTGCCTCGTGTAGTTGCTTCTCGATCCTCGCACGGATGCCGGCCAGCGTGTCCGAGACAATCGTGTCCGGTGCTTCGCCGGTTAACGCGCTAACTGTCGTCGCGGTCGGTGCCAGTGCGGATCGCATGACGTCAACGTGCTTATCGTAAACCTCGCCGATGATCCCGGCGCCGTCTTTCGTGCTGGACTTCTGCAGGGCTTTCTTGATATTGTAGTCCAACCGCTTGCCCATGCGTGACCGAACATCGTCAAACGCCGCGCGCGCTGCCGTGATTGCATCGTCAATCCTCGCATCCGTGCCGCCATCCTCGGCTTGCACGTCAACAGCCTCGGCGTCCGGGTCGCCCTGCGCGAAATTGTTTGTCGGCGGTTGTATCGACGTAATCCCCACGCCATTCAGGTTCTCAGCATTTCGGACCTCATCGACCACGAGCCACGGATGCCCGGACAAACCTTTTGCGTAATACTCGCCGCGCGCTGACAGGTTCGCACGGACCAACGCGCTCCGGTCAAACTCGATCACATGCGTATCGTTCGCTTTCTGCGCCTCGGTTAACAGTTTATCCCGGCACTCTTGCTCGATCATCACGAGCCACGGGTCGATAGTGTCGTCCAGGAATGACTGATTTTCTTGCTCCAAACTGTTGTATGCCGTGCGTGCATCGCTGCCGATCTTGTGCGGGGGCACGCCAAACCAGTTCGCGACCTCTTTGATAGAGAACTCCATAGTCTCGATCAACTGTGAATCGCGGGCACTGAGACTAATCGTGTTAGCTTTCATGCCGCCCTGCAGGATCGCCGTGCGGTGGGCATTGTTCAGCCCCTTGTGCATGCCCTCCCAACTCGCCTTGATCTGCTTGGCCTGGTCCTGTTTCAGCCATTGCGGGAACTCGAGCACAACACGCGGTTCGGCGTTGTTCGCAAAGTAGGTATTGCTGTATTTCTGCGCGCCCGACCCCATTGCAATGGAGTTCCGCGCGTATTCCAGCACGCTATAGCCGCAGAGACCGTCCCAACCAGGACCGCGCCAATGCAACACGCTCGACGCGTCCAGCCGGCGCATGCCGCCGCCGCACGGGTCGTGATACACATAGACCATCGCGCCGTTCTCGCGGGTCGGCGTCACTGCCTTTGGGTCGAGCAGGATCAGGTCGCTTGCTGCCCCGCGGTCATCCCGGAAAACGTATGCGTAGGCATTGCCGGGTTCGAGCAAACAGTGACCGAGCATCGTCTGGAAAAAGTAAAACGCTGTCTGCTCGTCGTTCGGCTTGTACCGCAGCAGGTTATACGATGGGTGGTCGGTTGCACGCCGTTTGCCGCTGGCAGTCCGCGCATGGACCCGGCACGGTATCTTGGCAATAGTACTAGAAACTAGCGATACAGCCCGATACACCGGCGAATACTTCAATGCCTCGCGTCGTCCGATCCGCTGGCCGGTGTCAGCAAAAGTGCCGTCATCGTCGGGCCAATCAGATAGCGACGTTCGCGGGTCTTCAATGCTACGTCGGCCGACCAGTATCATGCGTAAGAGACCCCATGTTGCAATCAAATACACTGTGGATAATATACCCGCGCACCTGTCTTATTGCAAACGCAACCGCCAACGCATTAGCGTTAGAGCACCGCATCCGCAACCATCGCCAGCCCAATCGCTACTGCGACCACACACCACACAAACCCGAGCAGCGCCAAAGCAGCGCCAACACCCACCATGCACGCACCGCCGTAATACAACACCGCTCGGACCGCCACTTCGCGCTCTCTGTACCGCTTTTCCATTCATTCACCTCCTCAAATCACAATCACACATTCACCTGGCACCGCGTCGGTGTCCGCGTTCATAGACAAACCCACAGCCATCACCGCGGCCACGATCCCGTCTACCTTTTTCGTGCTGTTGCGTTCGGGCTTCACCGGGCGAATGTTCCCGCTCGGGTCCGTCTTTACCGCGACGTTTTGCGCCATCCAGTTCAGCACGGGGTTGTTCGTGTGCCGCAGTTCCCGGGCGATCACCAGGCGCTCGAACTCTTTGCTCGGCATGTTCATGGAGATATACCCCTGGCGAAACTCAACCATTTCCATGCCGTCCTCGTCGGCGAGTTCTGTTACGAGATGTGTCGCGTTCCACGGGTCATAGGCAACTTGCTGGACCTCGTGAACCCCACACAGCCCCGCGATCTCAGACCGTATAAAACTGTAGTCAGTCGTCGCGCCCGGTGTCGACTGCAGCCACCCCGCCTGGTGCCATAGCAGATACTCGGCCCGGCGCTGCACACACTCCTGGGGAACCCACATGCGGACGTCCAGGCGGTGAGACGCTGGCCAGTACAGGGCAAGTGCCGATATATCCGTCGTGCTCGCCAGGTCAATCGCGCCAAAGCACGGACCCTCGGCCGGTGCGTCCTTTGCGCAATCCTGCCAGGCGTCAGCGTCCAACCATGAACTCACGCTGTCCGTTTGGATATTCAAGTGCAACCGCTTGAACGCGTTTACATGGCTCGGCGCCACGCTGCATTTCTTGACCTCGCGGTCGTAAAAGTCGCCCTGGATCGTCACGCCGAACGACGGATTGACCTGACGCCAGAACGCCGGCGTCTGCCACACGCTCGGGTCGTCCTTGTCGGCTTTCTGCCCGTCAAACACCACTGGCATGTAGTACGGGTCGTCGATATCACCGGACAGCACACCGCGCGCATACTCGAGCTCACGGTTGCACGGCGTGTCCCCGATGTGCCCGGCCGTCGTCATTTTGATCACGAGCGGTTGCTCCCGCGCGACCGTGCCGGCCTCCAGCGTCTCGACCAGTTCGTCGTTGCGCTGCGTGTGTAATTCGTCTATCAGCAACCCGTGGACGTTCGGCCCGTGCTTACTGTCTGCCCGGCCGCTTAGGACTTTCCAGTAGGACTTGCAGTGCGTATACTCCAGCGCTTTGTACCCCTTGTAAACGCGGACCTTTTGCGTCAGCCCGCGGTTGTGCTCTACCATTTTCGCGGCCGCGTCAAACACGATCTTTGCCTGTTCGGTGTCAGATGCGCAGCTATACACCTGGGCGCCGGGTTCGCCGTCTGCCATGAGGAGGACCAACCCGAGACCAGCACCGAACTGAGTCTTCCCGTTCTTCTTCGGCACATACAGAAACAGCGTGCGAAACCGCCGCGAACCGTCTGGCCGCTTCCATCCAAACAGGTGCCCGACGATCTGCTTTTGCCACGGTTGCAACGTAAACGGCTTGCCCTCGAACTTGCCGTCTTTCAACGTGAACGTGTCCTCCCAATACCGAACGACACGCTGCGCGACCTTGCGATCAAACGTACAGTCGCCGGGATTTGCCCACGGGTCAAAACACACCGGGAACCCTCGGATCGGTTTGGACCACGGTTTCGCCATTACTTGATCCGTTCTGGCGTCCCGCCCGTTGCGTCGACCCAACGCTGGATCGCGACGGCCACATACCCCG